CCAAATAAACTACCAGTTAGATTGTTAGCCGTAACTCTACCATTAAAAGTACCAGGCCCATTAACAATTAAGCTACCAGTTATGGTAACAGATCCTGTGAACTGTTGAGTGTCAGTTAACTCATCACCAAATATATTAGACCCAGAAGAGTAAATTACAGAAGAAGATACTGTCTGAACGACCAATCTTTGAGCTGTAACTGTTCCAGAAAATAAGGCATTGGAGCCAGTAACATTTCCTCTAATGTAAAAATCATCAGCTGTAGAAGCTGTGACAGCGTTATATGCCCAGCTAGCGGTACCAAGAAGTGAGCCTGTAAATTCGCCAGTAAAAGAACCAGTAAATGAACCAGTTGAGTTTCCTATTACAACAATTGACTCTGTGCCTCCAACTGATTTCTTCATGAAGGCGAGACCGTCATAGGTATTTAAGGCTATTTCACCTAAATCCAATGACCCCGTGTCAGGTATTTTACCTGGTACTGCGCTACGTCGCAGTTTGAGGAACTGGTTAGACATGTGTCTGGTTATGTTAAGTATCTACTAGCGAAAAGGACTATATAGCCCACCACGTATAAATATCAATAATCTCCCAAATCCATAGTAAAGAATGATCCAGAATCACCAAAACTGTCGATGTTTTGGATAGTCAATGATCCTGTCATTGTAGGTGTAGATACAATTCTAACTGAGCCAGAAATAACGAAGTCTGTTTGTTGGCTACCAGACAAAGTAAGTACAGACGATGCTGTGTCGTATTGCAAGTTTGAATATATTTGTTTGAACTTAAGCCTAGCCATGATTAGTTAAATTTACCTACTGCTAATACAACGTCTGTCTGATCAAAAGTAAAACCAAGCACTGCTGGGTTTACAACTAAAACTGATGTACTTGAAACCTGAGTAAAGCTGGTTATAGCCGTTGTTTCTATGTATTGACCGTTAACAAAGAATGTAAAGTTGTCTACACTTGTTGCAGGAAGTGGAGCTGGGGCTGTTGCCCAAGTAGCGGCAAATACAATAGTTGTAGGAGAAGAGTATGTGCCGACTACAGTCTTGTTTATACCAAGATAGCCAATAGCGGCGTCATTAGTAGTATTTTGTATAACGATATTCTGAGAATCTGTAAGAAGTACTGACTTAGGTGCCACTGTGGTAGAGGCAGCTTTAACTGAGAACTCTTCTGTACCACTTGTAGTTTCAAGGCCAAATACAATCTCACTAACTCCGTAGTATACGTTAGCGTTTGCTAGCTTTTTGTTTATAGTATCAGGAATTAAGTATCCGTTTAGAGTAAGATTAAAGTTTGTTCTAACCGCACGGTTGTCACCTATTTCATAGGTTATAGAGTCTTGAAATGATTCTATCGAACTGTAGAACTGGAAGCGGTTAGGATCGCCCCAATAGCTTCTGGATGCGAAATTCAACGCTTCAATCACCTTGTCCATCTGCTCTACAAAATAAGTCCATACAATACACTCGTACTCCACAGTAACATAGTCTGGGGTTACTGATACTACGTACTTCGTTTCGGGGCTTCTACTATTCAGAACGTTAAAGTTGCTGTAGAAGTTCCTTTTGTTATATCTAGTGGCAAACGTTTGTACGTTGTGAACCAAGTTACCATCCAACTTATTACCTAGGTCTCTATTCTGTGTTACGCTAGTCCTCTTAAACATAAGAAGAGGCGCCATCAACTTACCGTTTTGATCACGATAGTAACCATCAGCCTGAACAGCCTTCCAATTTTCAGGTGTCCCGTAGATAATAGGAATAGTTAGCTTAGTATTGTTTTGTACAACAGATAGTTTAAGTACATCATTAAAGTAGTGACTAACTGCTGAGTCAATATCTTCAAGCCCAATATAGAAGTCTTTCTCAGTATCACCTTTTACACTAATCTGATAAGCTCTGTTTTGCTCAGGCTGGCCTAGTTTAGTTGGCTCAGAGAAAGGTTTAGGCACAGTCCCTTCTTTAGGATCATAAGCAGGCCCTACGAGCTTGCTCATAAATTCTTGTCGGTTCTGTGGTCTTACTACTTGTATTGACATTATAATCTTTCTTGAGTTATGCCTAGTTTATCTGGACTTGTGTAGTGTCCTGTTACTATGATAGAATAAGATTGGCCAAAACCAGCGGCTCCTTCAGAATAAGTATAGTCAGGGTCTTTACCTAAGATCTGCTGATTCTCGTTAACATTATTCACTTCATAATACACTTCGTTATACATAACAACATCACCTACTTCTGGGACAATATTCGCTTCAATTAGATGGTCTTTGAAGAAACGAAAATCAACATCACGCTCTGTATCTGGCCCGTAGTCTGAACTAATCCTATTATAATCGCCACGAACTATTAACACAGGTATCAAAACAGGCCCAATAAAGTATTTTGTCACAGCCTCACCGTATATATTGACAGGTGTATCTGATAACATAATCTTATAGTAGCCTATTTCTTGAGAGACAATATCTTCAACAAGCTCTCTTGTAAAGATCTTGAAGGTAGCTACATCCCTCGTTGAACCAAACATTGCCATAGTTAGCCCAGATATATAAACATCGGTACCTCATTCAAGGTGTTCGATATTGATTGATTTTCAGATTGTTTACGCTCTAATTGTGCTTGACGACTTAACTGATCTAGATCGTTACGAAGTCTTTCTCTTAAAGCCGCTTGTTGATCACGACCTTTTGATATTAAATCAGCACCATTTAGTGTTACTTCAGCACCAGGTGCAGGTATCTGTGTATATTTACCTCTAATCAAACCAAGTAACTCAGATGCTAGAGCTAATGTATACTCATAGATCCACTGTTTACCTGGGTGATTAATCTGTGAATAAGTTATATTGTTATATGGTACGTTAGACGGGTTAGTTACTAAGTTAGCTGAGCCTGAATAAGGACTATTTCCTGCTACACTATTTAACTCACTAAACTTAGCATAATCGATCCACACCACAATACCATCACTATCTGGCCAAGGGAATATAGTTAGCTTGTTGTTAGTCAAAGAAAATGAATAAACAGAACGACGTACGTTGTTTGACATTTCAATCTCTTGTATACGAGCTATATCCCAATAGATAGGGAATAAAACAAAGTTAAGTCCTGGTGAATATGATGCCCAACCAAAGTTCTCAGTTGCACCTTGATAGTTGATACTACCTCCAATATATGGATCATAGTATTGATTGATCGCAGGCTGTGCTTCGTAATATATTCTGTTGATAACTACACGATCGTTTGCGCTAATCAAACTTCCAGAAACAGCCCAAGCTTGTAGATCGTAAGTTTGTTGACTAGATGTTAAGTATAAAGGTGCTTTGTACTGATTAACATAGCCACCTACTTGAATAGGCGTACCATAGTTCTCAGCAACAGTAACAATATAGTTTAAGTTAGGTACAACTACTTGATTGTTTAGAGCAGATCCTGTAGATGTGCCTTCTAAAGTTAAATAGTTGTCTTTAATCTTATGTAGATAAACTTCTTCAGCATACACAGAAACAGCTTCTTCAAAACAAGCATAGAATGAACCAGATTGTAGTTCGACTTCCATGATAGGAAAACCTAACTTTCTAGCGCAGAAGTTGGCTACTTTAGGTCCATCAGCTTGATACACAATATCAGTATCATAAAAACCAAATGGTGTTGATCCTGATATTGGACCTGATGTGCCGTTCCATATTGGTGTAGTTGAAGTTGAAGCCATTAATCGTGCGCTTTATATATTTCAAGAATTTGTTCTACTATAGGATCTCTATGATTCGTCTTTAGTGTAACTACTGAAAACCCATTGACTTCTTTAAAGTTAGTGGATATAAAATTAAAGCCACTCAACTTCTTGTCTCTTAGATCTATTTGTTGTATGTCACCACAAACGATCATCTTAGTTCCGTTACAGATGCGGCCTAACAACAACTCCATTTGTCTGTGAGTTATGTTTTGTCCTTCATCTACAACAACACAACAGTTAGTTAAGTTACGGCCTCGCATAAACGCTAAAGGTATAACTTCAATTTGACCGTCGGTCACACATTTATCAATCTTCTCTTTATTGTACAGTCTATACATGTTGTCATATATAGCTGCTGTATAAGGAGCTAACTTGTCTTCTTTAGAACCAGGCAAGAATCCAATCTCTTCACCTGAAGTAACAGCAGGCCTTGTTAATATGACCTTCTCTACTTCTCGACGAAACAAAAGATCTAAAGCAACCTGAGCCGCTACTAACGACTTACCAGAACCAGCTTGACCTTTTATAACAGTTATCTTACTGTTGAGTATAACCTCTTTTGCCTGTTTCTGTTCTTCGTTTAACTGGACCGAAAACTTTATAGGGTTTTTCGGCTTTCTTTTTACGCTACCATTCAGATTCGTCATCAAATACCTTTCAAATAAATATTGAGAGACTATAAATAAAAAAAGGGCCTCAAAAAGAGGCCCCTTTTATTGTCAATCTAACGATCTATAATTAGATTACGTTAAGATCAGATACGAATACTAATCCGTAGTATTCAGGACGTACCATAGTCATAGCGTAACGAGTCATGATACCCTTACGTGGAGTGAAGGTATTTGGATCGTACACTAGTGGAGTCATGATCAACGGAACGTATGGAGAGTAAACAGCACCACACTCTAAGAATTGGTTACCACGGAATCCAAGAAGGATTGTGTTCTCGAGCATGTAAGGGTTTTTGTAAACCTTGTAACGGCTGTTCAACTGACCGATCTTCTGTACACCGAATGCATACTTCATAGTATCAGCAGCTCCGTCTGTATCAGCAGCAAATCCTGGGATAGACTCAAGAATTGTAGCTACAGTTGGAGAAACAACCATAAAGTTAGCACCACCGCGTAGAGTACGCTGATGGATGATGTTAGACACCTTCTGAAGCTTAATTCCAAGAGTTTGGAACCAGCTCATTTGAGTGTAATAAACACCAGCTGTGTTAGAAGTAAACGCAGTTTGTGCGTTGTTGATTTGGTTACCAACCTGTGCAGACCAGTACTCAACAGTTGGAGCGTTCTGGATCAACATGTCTAGGATTTCGAGGTCGATCTCAAGAGAGATGTGCTCAGAAAGTAGACCAGTCAATTCAGCTTCAGCATCCAAGCTATGGTAAGCATTAAGGTCCTGAGCGAATTCAGGAGTCCATTGTGCTTTCAACTTACGAGTCTTAGCAGAGATAGTTTGAGACTTCATCTGTACGTTGATCTCTGGGATAACGATAGATGTAGCAGACAAACTGTTTGGTACAGATGGAAGACCAGAACGATCTTCGAAATCACCACGGCTATTGAAATCAGTAGCCTTGTTGTAGTAAACAGTCAATGAAGATGTTGCAGCGAATTCTGCAGTAGATGCAGTTACGAAGAAATCAACATTAGCACCGTTCAACTTAGTGAACTGCTGAAGAGTATCAGCTACAGCAAGAGCACCAGAAGCGATAGTGAAAGCACGTACGCCATCAATATTCAAGCTTCCGCTTAAAGAAGAAGTAGGTACACTTAACTTCTTGATTTCACCAGCTACGATAGAAGATGAGAAAGCAGAATTGAAATCTACTTCAGCAAATGTAGCAGCAGGGATGTTAACAGAAGAAGAAAGGATAACTACAGAAGCGCTGAACTGGTTCAAAGAATAACCAAAGCGACCAGCACCATAAAGAGCGCCTTGAGCAAGGTTACCGAAGTTAGCACTTGGAGTACCATATACAGAATCACCACTAGTGAATGGTGGTTTTGTGTTACCATACTGGAAATCTAGATAGAATACTAGACCAGCTGGTAGGTTCATTGGCTGTACGCTAACGAACTCTTTAGAAGCGATTTGTCCGAAGATCTTACGAACTAATGGAAGAGCTACACCAGCCCA